ACCTTTGCGGACATACTCACGCCATGACGGGATAGCAAGCACTTCTTCCCCTGTAGGGGTGTAATATCGCTGCTTCTGGGGGCCGCCCCAGGTGCTCCCTACTGCGGCCCCCGTTCTAGCAGCTTCTTGCTTTATGCTGTTGCTCGCCATAAAACACCTTAGAAGCGGATTTTGAGATCCACAATCTGGTAGTCCGTGTCAACGGACGCAACACTCATCGCTACACCAATGGGGAAGGTGTCCTCGTTTGTGGACACATCCCAAAGGTCGAATGCTCCTGACTCACCAGATGCTTGGCTGACACCAACAGCGTCACCAAGAACAGCGACCACGGCACCAGACAAAACAGAGGCTATCCCTGCTGTCTGAATCCAGCAATAGTAGCTGGCAGTGACCGGAATGGTGGTAACACCAAGTGCGCCTGTCGTCATGGTCCCGTCACCGTCAATGACCTTGACATCCGTGTAAGGGTTGTAGGCAAGACCGAACAGAGACGCGGTGGTCAATGCTGTTCGGAATCCGCCTGGGTCTGCGATAGTGACAGTTAGGCCGGTTGCACCTGCAACGGCCGAGTTACTGGCGACACGATAGACCTCACCTTGGCCAGGGCCATCATTGAATATGATGTATCCGTCTTGGTATTGGTCCTTCGTGACGGTTAGCGACGTTCCGCTGGTAACAGTCAGTCCACCAACGGAGGTGGCAGTTGATGCAACGTCCATGTCGTGCGCTGCAACGGCTGCAATACCGTCTACAATTTGTCCACCAGTTGTGATAGCTGCCGAACTATTCTTGGCATAGTAGAAAACTCTGCCGTCCGGCGTGACTCCACGGGTTCCGAGGGAAAGGTTGCCTATAGCAGACGAACTTTCCTTCTTCTCGTCTCCATAATCCAAATTAACCGTTCTTGGAAATGCCATTCTATTCCTCCAAATATATTATTAGATTTGCCTCGCCTAATAATTTACGCAGGGTCAGATGCGTCAGCGGTCACAGTGACAATCCAGGATGCCAAGTACTCACCAACTGCATATTCTCCTACCACGTTCAGCTCAGTAGCTCGTAGGGACTCGTCACGCTCAGGGCTGACATCCCATTCCTTCGAGGTAACAAGAACCAACCCGCCACCAGTTCCAGCAGCAAAGACAGCGCCATTGGCGTCGTCCGAGCTGTCAATGGAAATGTTTCCACTCTCGTAGACATTCATGCCGAAGATGCGACCAACGGTGTAATTCCGTAGGGTCTCATCCGAAAGGCTTCCGCCACCCACACCTGTCTCGCCCGCTTGGGCCAAGGTTGGTGTGAATACGTCTACCAAGTCAAGAAGCACAAATGGGTGATGAACCGCTACATACGGCTTGGGTGCAGGTCCGCCACTGGCGAGTGCTACACCACTAAGATCAGCCCATGCTGCGGCAAAGAGACCAAGGGTCGCGGCTGCGCCAGCAGAACCCATGGTGTTTGTTCCATCGCCGAACTGACCCGCAAGGTCGCCTTCTCTCTTGGAAACCATTGCGTCTCCAAGGATGCGACCGGCTGCTCGAATGACATCCTCTTGGTTGTCTCGGACCAGCTTGTCAGTTATGACGATCTGTGCGCCCACCTCTGCGGGGGTGAACTGCACGTTCGTGTCTGCCATCGCCTGCGGGTTAACCATGTCGATACCCTCAGAGAGAGCATTGGCACTTACTGTACCGAAGTACGGAATATTTACGGTAGAACCGTTGTGAATCTCTTTGGTAATTCTCCAAGAAAGATTCGAGATAACTTCTTTAAACTGTTCGGTAAATCGAGCTTCCTCGATAATCGTGGGAATCGTATCTCCCAGAACACTCGTTGTATTGACAGCCATTTAATTCCTCCAGTTGCCTACAGTCCCCTCGCTTTCCGCGCTGCTAAGTAGGCTGCTCGGTTCGCGTGCGGATCTTTATTATAGGCATCTCGTATTTCTTCATAAGATTTTCCGACACCTGCGCCTGTTCCCCCTGACGTCATTGTTTGTGGCGTCGTAGGGTGGGTTGGCGAACCCTGGGCATCCGTTTCTCTATTCCCAAGTTGCCATCTAAGAACCCTGACTTCCATCTCTGCTGGTGTCATGGCTCCTTGAAGTACATCGTCAGGAACATTCGGATGATCTTTCAACAAACGCCATTTTGAATTTTCCAGCTCAAGGGATGCGACTCGGTCCTGACTTTGCCTACGCTCGTCTTCCCGGACAGCTTCCATCTCCCACCGCTTGTACTCATCTGAGTCCTCGCCGAGTTCGATAGCCTTCTTTGCCGCATCACGCTCTCGCGTTAATTCTCCCTCTCTCCTACTGGCATTTGACTTAAACTCAGAGAATTGCTGTTGCAACTGCGTTAGCTGCTCATCTCGCTTCGCCAAGTCTTCTGCTGTTATCCCTCCCTGCGCTGGCTCTTGTGGTGCATTTGCTCCCCCACCTGCTGCGTTGTTTGGGACTTCGTTTGGACTTACCATCTCTTCCTCCGATTCGTCTGGCTGCTCTCCCCCTTCCGGGGTGCTGCCAGGTTCTTTGGACTTATGTAAAGATTTGTAGCACTATCTATAGAGTTTGTCAATTAAAACTCTCGTAGTATTCCTGCTTTGGCATCCCTAACAAATTGGTTGTACAGCGTTTCGGCCTCCAACGTTTGAAGGGTAGTAGTGTGCATCCAGAATCTGAGCAAAGCATCTAACCTAGGCATTTGCCTCAGAAGTTCATTTTTCTCCCTACGGGTATTTTTATTAATAGCCTTATACCGAGGCATTGCTTTTATTTGATCGACTCTATCTAAATCCCCTCTGATTTCTGCTTGGCGCAACGACTGTAATAAAGAACGAAGGATAGCATCTTTTTCGACATAATTATTGTGTATCTCCCAATATGGCTCTAGGTCTTTCCGATCTAATTGATATTGTCTATATAACAGTCCCACTTTTTTATTCTCTCGGAACTCGCGTTGAATGTTATCAATAATAACATCACCATAAATACGTCGTAACTGTGCTTCTCTTTCATCTCTTAATACATAATTATATCCGGCTGCACCCCTGTAATAATTTAAATCATCAGCAGATACAATCAGGTCAATATATTGCTGATATGCTTTATCTGCCACCGGTATGAATTCTCCTCGCTTTTCTTTTTCTTGACGGTCACGCTCGATCTGTTGAAAGTATTCCTCATGTGGACCATCTTCAGCATGAATTTTTTCCATCTGGGTTCCGTACTCACGATTAATGTTCGCTGTTTCCATTCGGACTTCGCGCGTACTACGCTCATTCTCCTGATACATTATGGTCTGTTTTTCCGTTTCTATTTCTAGTTTTGTTCGGGCCTCAGAAAGCTCCTGTAAATACGCCCGTGTTTTGGGAGGGCCAATACGTGTGTCTCGTTCTTTGATAACTTCATTGAATCGTTGAAGCTCTCTTATCTTTGCTGGATGTAACCCAGTGATTTGTCCGCGCTCGATCTGGCCTTTTTGTATTTTCGTCAACATATCCCACGTCGGCTCCTCTATCACTTCATCGTCCATAAACTTCTTTTGATCTGCATCCAACAAATATCTTGGAAATCGTGACGCTAATTCTTCGCGTACATCGAAGCGCATTGCTCGATATGACAATGGACTTGATCGCAAACCAACAAAGTCAGCGGCAGTACCAAATGGGCTTGGCCTAGGATCATCATTAATCGCGGCTTCTGCCCAAAACGGCATGAGCCTAGAGCTTACACCTGCATTAAATATCTCACTGCTTGTTTGTACGGGTTCTCCTATAGCTGTCTGACCGCGAAGAATATCCCACATACTTGAAGTAAGAGGTGCTGTTTGCCCTCGAAAGAAATTCTTAAGTTCTATCGCTGCTTCTTTTTGGTTACCATCTTGCAGCGCCATAGTAGCTGACATAGCCCTTCGCATAATTGCATACGGCTTTGTTCCTAGCCCAACCCGCTGTCCATCAAGAACTACCGTCATGAAAGCCCCGCCATCACCGCCTTCTTCTCTCGTCCGTGGGTTCAAACGAATTGGCTGATCTAAGGCTAGGCAAATGGCAGTATATAGAAGCACCGTTCCTCCGAAGAATTTACTTAAAGCCAACAATGCTTGCTGAGATTCAAATCGATAAGGGGAATACATAATTTGAGCCGCATCAGCTAATAATCCAGTAGTAGCGCGTAGATAGTTTGGAGCCAGGGAAATCATGGCACCCTCAATCTCTCTTTGGAGCGCTCCTATTCCCAATGCGCGGGATGAGCTTATTCCGGTCATCTTATTCACATGATTCGCTACTTGGTCTGGCGTTATTGTCCCTGCTCTTATAGCTGGCATAAATGCCTTAGCCATTTCAATACGTGCTGCGTCCCCAAACGCATCAAATGATGTTCTAAATTTTTCGGTTGCTCTACCTAGAATTGGCAAATACCCAATCGCTCGGTTAAGCGCAGTTCCATGCTGAATAGCTTCTGTAAATTCCGTGCTGACAATTTGTATCCTTCCACCAAACCACTGCAGTACCTCATTAGTTGATGGATCACTTAGATATTCCAATAGTTTATGAGGATTATTCCAGGAATTCAGCATTGTTGTTACGGCTTTAGCCCACGATCTCGGACTCGCGGCTAGCACAGTTGCCCCCTGCAAGAACTGGACTCCAAGGTCGTAGGTTAATTGAAACGCACGCGCCGCACCACCAATGTTCGCCGCCGCACCCACGGCTGATGAAACAGCCGCTGTACCGCCTGGAATTTTTTGCAACAATTCATTCTGTCGAAGAATTTCATCTTTTGTAGCCAGGATAGGCATGATAGGACGCATCATTTCTTTGGAAAATCTGTACTTATTAAATTCAGGATCAATAAATCCAGCCTTAGGAAACACTACTTCTCCTGCTTGTTGTTCTCCTTTTACAAATTTCCGTAGTTCATCCCGTGTTTTCCGTGTGTCTATTAGATCAACATCAATATTGCTTTCTAACTTTCTCAGCGTATTCTTATATGATGCTACTGATTCTTGAAGTCCCTGCTGATATCTTTGATTCTGACGTAGCACTGATCGCGAGACTTTATCTTTTGCTAGTAAGGTAGGATCTGCTGCATATAGTCTGTTACCACTACGATCTTTCACATACGGATTAATCAACTTTTTCATGTCTCTTGCTAAACTTGTGTCCCCAGGAGTCAGAGAACGCAGTTCATCTAAAAGACCCTGAGTAGGTGGTGTACCGTCTACCTGCCATTGATCCATCGCAGCCAACGCCCGCCTGATAATAAATTGTTGCTGCCTAAAGTTTGTGATTTTCCAATTCACTGAGCCGACACCCCTGTCAACCAACTGTCGTTTTTTCATGACATTTTTTGCACCAATACGCAGCATGTCGTCGCGGTAACCTTGCTCAAGCACTGTGCCAACCATCAAATTGGCATATTTGTGCAAAATATCCGTAACTGGTCGCATAGTCGACCCATGTATCATTTGATGGCCACCCAACGTACTTTGTTCAAATGTTTCAAAGATTCGTTTTTCTATCGTTCCAGGCTTCTTCTTATTACTTAACCGCCCCGTTCTTTTCCATACTTCAAATTCATTAGCCATTTGTATAAATCGAGGCCAGTATCGTTGATCTGGAACTAACTCATTCGGAGCTATAGGAATCTTCATTTCATCCGCATATTTTTTAAACCATTGAAAATACGCCTTTAAAAATTTATCTGCTTCGTCCACTAATGCCTGTTGACCTGCGGTCAAGTTATACTTGGTTGGGAACTCCATTACATCGCCCATTAAAATCGGCTTCGGTCGGCCGGCAACAGGGGTTTTGAGCGTTACATTTTTAACTATCTGCTGGTCTAATCCGTCTATTTTTCTTGTTATCACATCAAAGGTTTTATCAACTTCTAGCAACCGTGAATACGCCAAATTACCGGCGATAACTCCATCCGCTCGTTCGCCTTGTCTTACCCGTTCTATACTGCGTATCGAAGCTTGAACGCCCTTATCTGTTGATCTTAAACTATAAAGCCCAGACTTATTGACTATCAGGAAAGGAGCCAGGAGCACGCTTCCTACAAAATTGAATTTACTGGGAATTTTCTCAACCAATTGACGGTATCCAGACGCGAAACCCCGCAAAGCATTATCCTCCCAGCCATGATCGTGCTTCCATATGGATAGTCCGTCTGTCAACTTGTCAATGTCAGTAACATCTCTTACCATTTGTGGATCATCAATGTTGGCCATTGTCCGTGCCTTTATTGCTTGGACTTGTTCTGGAGATCGCTGTGCTATTCGTCCTGCTCTTCCAATAACTTTTGACACTGCTCCTACCGGAACCCACGTTAATGGGTCAAAAAGAATTTCACTAAGGAATTTTTCCCCCCAGAAAGCACTATCTCGATTTCTTTGCCAATCGGCAGCGGCACCCAATGTTGTCCGCAAATTGCTTTGTCCATCTAAGCCTATAATCTGATCAAATTTTGCTCTATACAGTTGGCGATCCCATGGAGTCAACAACTCTTGTGCCCATCCACCAAAGCCTTGTTCTTCGATAACACCCTTTTCCGCTCGTATCATTGCTGACCCGACACCTCCAGCGGTACTTGCTACCGTTTCAAGGCCGGCAAGCGTTTGTCGAATTCCAGGTGCCTGTGTAATTGTGCCTAGCGCTGATTGCAAACCACCCAGCGCCCTACCATAAATAGACTGATCGTCAATTTCAGGCGTAGGTAAATTTCGCCCTATCTGTTCTGTTTCTCTGTAGTCCTGTGTCATGACCCACCTGATTTCTTGTTACGTCCATTATTTTTCTTGGGCATATTACGAACCAAATCTTGTTGTTCTTGTACCATTGGTGGTAGCTCTGGCTCTGGGTCTCCTACATATTGTATAGGTGGTTGCACCACAACTGATCCGGGCACAACTGGCGGTACTACATCTGGCAATGTACTCTTTAATTGAACTTGTGATGGTGGTGGCATTTCCACTTCGCCCACTTCTTCTGCATCAGTAGGATCATAATCTATTCGCTGGAATGCTGGCTGATCAAATGGGTCTTCAATGCCCTCTGTTCTTTCCTGGACGACACGTTCTACATCCTCTTCATCTACATACCACCCCATAATTTTGGGTGACGGAGGCTCTGTTGGTACGAACGGTGATCCCTCACCCCGCTGGATGGCGCCAGCCTGTCCAGCGGATTCCATCTGTCTTTGGCGCGTTGCCCTGGTGAAAAATTGACCTGCGACTGGTCTTCCTTGTGGATCTACTTCTTGGAACTGTTGATCTGGCGCAAAGGTTCCTCCCATGATAGCATTGCGGTTTTCATGAGACTCAGGCAAATTTGTACCAGGGATTTTAGCACGTGGATTACGCTTCAGAGCTTCTTCTACACTGATTGGATTTCTTGGTTTTCCTTGGTCATCAACATCAGTAGGATCATACCGCTCACCAGTCCGTGCATCGAAAACATCTCTCGTTTGATCGAATTCAATGAGATTGCCCTCAGCATCATACTTCTTGGTCATCGATCTTTGTCGTGCCGTGGAAATTTGTCCCTCTAGTTGTCGTGCTTCAATAGCTTCTGGCGTTGCAACAGCAATTTGGCCTGTATCCGGTAATCCTTGAGCCCGTTGCATACCTACCAATGCGTCGGTTGTGCCTTCCATGGTAGCATCAAGCTGACGAGCATCCGCAGCTAGTCGAAGAGACTTGCTATTTCCCGTGGCAAAAGCCTGTGCTAACTGAGGATCCTCTTGAAGCAAAGCAAATAACCTTGTATTTTGTTGTCTTTCTGCCAATTGGCTGCTGGTTAGAGCAAATTTCTCCTCTGCATCTCTTAGAAGAGTACCCGCTTCTATCATTTCTCGCTCTACTCCCACATCCATCAGGCCAACCACCTCGGCTTTTTCATCAAATCTTTCTTTCACCATATCAAAGCGTTTCTGAGTTTCATCCACCCTAGCTATATTATCTTGATGTATCTGATTAAACCCTTCCCTCATTCCTATTCGTTGTTCTAATGTGGCAAGGGCTTTCTTTGCTACATCTTCAATTGCTAGTTCAGCGGCTGCTGGGTCTAACGCTGTTATTCCACGCATGCCTGGAGGCATTCTACTTTTTAGAACCAAATTCTTTTGTAACATATCACCCCATTGCGCGAGCTTGGCGTCGGTGATGCCTTCAAAGGTTCCAGGAATTTCTCCTCTCAAAACAAACTCTTTATTGGCCTCATTAAATGCCAGATCCATGGTTTGTAAATCATTTCGCGTTGGTGTATCAGTTAATATTTCTTCTCCGGCAAAAAACGTACTTCGTGCTCTCTTATAAAACCAGGCTTCCCGACCGGGTTCGTTAGTGAGACCTTTTATCTGAGCTTTTAGTTTAGCTAATATGTCTGGTGCTTCCTGCCTAGCTCCGTCGGCTATAAACCACTCGTCGTACGTCATCTCAATCATCTGCGTTGGATCATCAGGGTCTACTTTCATTGGAGTTATAATAGTGAATCTACGAAGATATTCTTCAGGCCCTGCTTGGGCTAGCATTTCACGGTCCATAGGATCAGGCACGATGTCCTCTAGATTTTGTCGTATATATGCACTAACAAAACCATCTTTATCTTTTTCTTGAAGCAATTTCCAAGCCTGAGTAGCAATGCTTTCTTTATTCATTGCCCCAAGCAATTGTAGATGCTGATTCAACTCCATCCACATTGGAGTTTTATCTTCGTCTATCCTCCCAAATCTATCCGGTTCCCCCATTGCCAATATTGTTTCGTTATGTATATTTGCCCCAGTTACCTCAATCCATTTTTTAATATGTGCGGCTTCTGCATCCAATCCCACAGACAAGACTTTTCGTTTCACTTTATCTAGAACATTCTTTTTGTCGACCTCAGTACCTGCCAGTTGTACGTTTAACATTATCCCAGCGCCTATCGCGCTTTCTGGTTTCAGGTCCATACGTTCAAAGAGCTGATTCTCTGCGTTCTCCAATATGCTTGCTATTGGTACATTTTGTGTTTTACGTTCCCGTGTACCTGCTTCTAACACACCAATCGGAATTTCTTTCCGAGGAAATAATTGTGGATTGCTAAGCCATGTAATAGTATCGAAATCATCGTCTTCAAAGGTAGCTATACGGTTACTCCCGTCTTTTTCAAGCATTATTTTTGCTTTTACCCACGCTATCAGAAAAGGTTCTGCGAACTCATCTGCTCCATAAAAAAATTCCCCATACTGTGGATGACCAAATATGGCACTTTTGGCCTCAGCTACAAACAAATCAATAGCCTTTTGGTATGTTTCCCTATCAGTATCTATATCCGCCTTTGTTATCCTTCTATTCAACATCCCACTAGATCTTGATGATACTAAATATCTTGCACCAGCTTGCTCTAGTGCCTCTTGCAATGTGTCCACCTTGCCCCATGGCGTAGGATCACCAGGCATCTGAACACCTACAAGAGCTTGTATTTGTGCGTCCGTCTCCAAAACTTCTTCGGCATCAGGCCTTTCCGCAAGAGGGACAGGTGCAGGGGGTAGTGGTTGCTCTGCTAAGGGAGGTTCAATAGGTTTCTGTCCTATGGCTTTGATTTGCTCCACAGCAGTTTGGAACCCAGCGGTCTTCATGTAATCGACAATCCACTGACGCTTATCATCTTCTGAGATATCTTTTGGATCTATACCTGCTTTGATATCTTGAACAATACTGTTTATAGCATTTCTATCTTCTATTGAACCTGTAATCCCTGATACTCTGAGCCTATCCGATAAGCTGGGATCATAAACATTCATGCTCTCTACAAGAACATCAAACATTTGCTCGTCGCCAGCAATACGTATTTGTGTTTCCTCTTGTTCCCTTTGCTGTCGTTCCTGGGTTCGACGTTGCAGTATATCTGTTTCAGTTTTCTTCAGGGCTTCTATCTGCTGAGTCCGCTCTTGCCTATCAGCTAGAGTTTCCGCAGCGGGCATATCCTGTACGGATTGTATTTGTTCCCTTGTTTGTGCGAGTAGGAGGCGTTCTTTTTCGACTATGAGGCGATCAAGTACGGCCATAATCCTTTGTGATTCCCGTATTTGATTTGGTGTAGGATCACCCAATACACCGCGCTTGCCTTGAAACGATACTCTGTCTCGTTCGGCAATAAGCTCGTCTATGCTCATTGCTTGATATCTAGCCTGTTCTTCCTGGATCTGTGCTTCTGTTGGATCTGCCGATCTGAACATCGGCCTTTCTTGTACCATTAGACACCTCCTACGTTACGGGCTGCTTGTTCAAGAGGGCCGCCACCTGCTGGTGCTGCAACCTCACCTGGGGGTGCTGGCTGATTCTCAGGAGAGAGTTCAGGCATTGCGCCACCGGCGTTTGTCATATTCCCACCTGCTCCTGGTGCTCCTTGCCCTGGTTGTTCAGGGATTCCCTGTCCCTGTTGCGGCATGAGACTCATCATTAGTTGCTGTGCGCCCAGAGCGTAGACCGTAGCTCTCTGCACATCGCCTTCCTGCTCTGCTGCTTTCGCAAGATCGAAGAGCCGGTTAGCAACTTCCATATTGATACGTACAGGAGACTGCTCAATGTTATCCGCAGCGAGTTGTTCGGATTCTAACTTCAGATCTTCCACCTTCATGACCCGTTCACGGAGCCATGGAAGGGACATCTTGGCTGTTGGGTTGAGTGACCGGAAGATATTGGCCTTCATCATGTCATCTTCTGGGAGTGCCAGATCGAGTTCGGATTCAAAGAAGGTACTATTGGGCATATCAGTCGTACTAAACTCCTCATCAAAGAACCCAAGTCGTACATCTCTGCCCTGAACACGGATATTTCCACGCGTACTTCCTTCAAATCTCCGCATAAACTCGTTTAACCAGAGCCGTCCTGTCTCAGCGTAGAGGAATTCTGCCCCACGCTTGTAGGGTTCGATCTGTGTTCTGCTGCTTTCCTGAGCATTTTTTAGTGCGACACCGCTTAATGTCCGGGTTACACCACCAAAAGACTCGTCAAAGAAGCTCAGTCGTGAGAGACGCTGTCTCATATAGTCCATCA